ATATGTAGACGTTAACTGTCTGCCGCAGGTCAATTACACGCTCAGAGCGAACCTTGAGCAGGTCACCGATGTTGGTGATACGGTCGAGGTGATTGATGAACGGATGGGGATCAACTTGCTGACAAACGTCATTGCTTTTGATTATGACTGCATACTGGGCAAGTACACTGAAATTGAATTCGGCAATTTCAAGCAAAAGCTCTCAGGGCTTGTCTCAGGCATTACTGCTAAGGTAGAAAAAGCGGTTGACGAGAAAACTGAGGCTGTCAAGGTTGCGCTGGGTGAGGAGCTTCAGAGCGCAACTGATAAGATTTGGAGCGCACTGGGGGACTCTTACGTGATCTACGAGGGCGATAAGATCCTCGTGGTGGACGCTCTGCCAAAAGAGGCGGCACGCAACGTTATCATGATCAACGGCGGTGGCATCGGCTTCTCTCAGACGGGCATCAACGGTACTTTCAATAGCGCATGGTCGATTGATGGCACGATGAACATGCAGAACATCAATGTCATAAATTTGACTGCTGATCTGATCAAAGGCGGGGTACTAAAACTGGGGTCTGAGTCCAACGTCAGTGGCGTTCTGGAGCTTTACGATGAGGCTAACAACCTGATCGGGGAGATGACAAAAGACGGGCTTAAGATGTTCGGCATGGATGGGTCGTATGTGCTGATCAATAATGACGTTGGCTTTGCTGGATTTGACAGGAATGGCAATAAGATTTACTGGGCTAATGGTGATGAATTCCACATGAAAAAGTCAGTGGTCGAGGAAGAGATCACGCTCTGCGGACAGTTGCGGTTCATCCCTATTAGCATCGTGGAGAGCGGGAATGTAGTAAACGAGGGCATCGGTCTGGTGTCCAGTTACACGGGAGGTGTTAGCTGATGGCATCCAGCGGGAGCTTTAATACAACGGCATATGATGGCAGATATCTGCACTTTTCATGGTCGATTAAGAGTCAGTCCGTTGCCAACAATCAGACGGTGATCAGCTGGTCGCTTGATGGTGCTGGCGGATCAACTTCCACGTTTTACATGGCTGGCAATTTCAAAGTTGTCATTAATGGTGTTACTGTATATCAGTCAGAGGACAGAATTCGCCTTTTTAACGGCACTAACGTGGCTTCTGGTACTGCAACTATTAAGCACAATAATGATGGCTCTAAAACGTTTTCCGCATCCGCTCAGGCTGGCATTTACAATTATGAGGTCAACTGCAAAGGGAGCGGATCATGGTCGCTTACCACGATTCCACGATACGCAACGGTCAGCCAGAGCCTGACGGCTAAGACGGAGACAACACTGACGGTCAAGTGGACTTCAGACTCCACCATTGATTACATATGGTATTCCAGCAACAACGGATCTAATTGGCACGGCATCAACGTCACCGATGGCAAGAGCGGATCTTACACAATTAGCGGGCTGGATGATGGTACATCGTATAAGGTCAAAACACGAGTCAGGAGCAAGTCAACTGGGCTTACCACAGATTCATCGGCTCTGTCTGTCTCAACATACGATTATCCATATGCCAACAAAATGCCCGATTTTCAGATCGGAAACACGGCAACGATCGGACTGTTTAATCCGCTCAAAAGGACGGTAACGGTCAGATTCTACGGTGCTGATGGGGCATACAAGGATATCGGTACTACTTCCAGCACGACAATCGGCGTGCCAACGGACTCCACATGGGTCAGCTGGCTCTATGGCACAATCCCAACGTCTCAGAGCGGGGCGTATAGGGTGAGGTGTCTCTACGATGGGCACACTTGGACAAAGGACGGTGGGTCTTACTCTGCTAAGCTGGCGGATGCCGCACCGATAATCGGTAGTGTAGCCTATGCAGACCAAAACACTCAGGTCACTGGGATCACGCAGGATGATCAGCTGATCGTCCGCAACCTGTCAACGGTTCGCTACTCTGCCGCAGGGCTGTCTGCCCGTTTTGGAGCAACGATTGCGTCTGTCAAGGTGACGGTCAACGGTAAGAGTTACAATCTGACTCTTGACGGATCTGGGGCGGCTGGCGGAGACGCTACCATCAACTCAGGTACTGACGTGACGGCTGTCTTTACGGTAACGGATTCCAGAGGTCTGACTGAGACGGATTCGGTGACGGTCAGGATGCTGGACTATGGTCTGCCAACGGCTATAATCGCAATGGCAAGGCGTAATAACTTCTATTCTGAAACGGATATTCTCGTTGACGCTAATTTCAGCCCAATTGATGGTAAAAACGCCGTAACAATCGGATATCAGGCACGTGTCAAGGGGACAGAGACGTACACCGTCACGGGCAGTTTACAGGACAACGTCCCTGCTGTTATCACGCTGGCTAACTCTGATGAGTGGGAGGTCAAGATCACGCTCACGGATCTGCTGGGCGGGACTACATCTTACAACGCTGTTGTCCCACGTGGTATGCCGATTATCTTTTTTGATCGTCTCAGGGAGTCTGTTGGAGTTAACTGCTTCCCTCAGCATGACGGTACGCTGGAGGTTGATGGGCAGATCTATCTCAATGGAGAGATGCTTAAACCACCGTTGGTCACTCAGGTCTTTGAGGTTTCGGATATTTCTTTGTCCGCTGGGCGGATCGGCACTAAGGCACTCCAGAGGAGCGTCACGATTACAAAAGCGGGATATACACCGATTGCCGCAACGGTCACTTATGTTTCCAACTCAAACAGATTCTTCCCTATAGTGTTCTTCTCAAGTGGCAGGGATCTCTTGTATGCGGACTTCCACAGGACGAGCGAAAACTCAAGTGCAACACAGTCCACCGCCTATTCCACAACTGGCGTGGCGTTGCGTGTAGTTGTTGCTTATCTCAAGGACTAAGGAGGTACGGATGGAGAACATTACAATTGGGCAGGTTGCGGTGGTGGTTACATTCCTCGTTGGTCTGTTTTCTGGCATTGGTTATCTGCTGACCAAGATCAAAGAGCTGATCGCTAAATCTCTTGAGGATCAGCTGGAGGCTATAGACAGCAAGATCAACGTCCTCGGAGACCAAATTGCCGCCGTTGATATGAACGCAACGAAAAACTTTCTTGTTGCAAGGTTGACAGAGATCGAGCATGGGCACGAGCTTGATGAGATCGAGGCAGAGCGGTTTTTTGAGCAGTACGAGCACTACCATAAAATAGGTGGTAATAGCTATATCTCACAGAAGGTTGATAAACTTAAAGCGGCTGGAAAGCTTTGATTTTGAGGCAGGTTGATCCTGCCTCTTTTTTTATTGCCAAAACCTATTGACAATCAGTGTACACTGATTTAGAATTAAGGCGTAAGCTAAAGGTGGTTAATGGTTAGGAGGTCTACAATGACGAGATTTGAAGAGTTGGCTAAAGAGCTGAACGTAGTGATTACGGTTGATGAGAATGGTTTCTATACTGGGCTGGCTTCAGCACTGGCAAGGATCACCAACGATGTGATCCTGTCCGAAGACGAGGATCTCTTTGAGGCGGACTGGGATGAGCAGAAAAAGATCATCAAGGGAAACTTCCTCTGGAGATTCCCGTACATGGCTTAAGGCGTTGGAAGGAGGTAACGAGATGAGACACGATATGTATTCTGGCGGAGAGCACTTCTGGATCATGATGAAGAACGGCACGTATTGCGTGATGCGTGAGGGACTTCCTTCCGAGGATTTCAACCACGTGGTATTCTCAGGGCACTATGACGAGTGCCTCAAGTGCCTCGATCGGATCTGGTGGGCAGACCGTGAGACCGAGATGGATATCTAAGGAGGGCGGCATGAGAGTTTACACTGTTGGGTATCGCCTGTACATGGCGGATCAGGCAAGGCTGATTGACGTACTGGCAAAGAGCAAGGCGGACGCTTACGACAAGGCGGTCTACGAGGCAATCCCTGAGGCGGAGGATGGGCAGATCCCTTACTCCGCATGGGTGCAGAGCGTTATCTATCAGAGTGGTAAGTGGCACGATTTCGAGGTCTACGAGGGCATGTCATATTAATGGAGGGAAACGATGAGCGATGACGCAAAGCAGTCCCATGTAAGGGCGGCAATCAAGTACAACGAAAGAAACGTCAGGCAGGTCAAGCTTAACCTGAACCGCAAGACGGATGCGGATATCATCAACAAGCTGGAGGCATGTGGCAACATGCAGGGCTACATCAAGAGCCTGATCAGGGCGGACATTGAAAAGGAGGACAAGTGATGTATATCGAAAACATTGATGCAAAGGTCAGAGCATTGCTTAATGAGCTGGAGGACAGGAAGGCTCAGCGCACGGCAGAGTACACTGCCCGTGAGAGATCTATCTCCAGTGCGGACGATATCCTTGACAACAATAGATGGTACGAGGAGGAGACGGATTCGATCTATGAGTGGTTTTTCGACAGCATGAGAGATCTGGCAAACGAGGCGGGATATTGATTCCCGCCTCATTTAATATCTAATAGGAATGTTGCTAAAACGGTTTACTCATTTGCGGCTAAACGAAATTCCAGTTGATGGTGATATCATCATCGTTCACAACGATTGTGTTGATCAGCGAACCGATTACAGTCCTTATTTCATCGAAATTCCGCCTGTCAAGGATATCGCCAAAGGATCTGACCAAGGTGGTTGTTTCCGTTCGGCTAAGCTTCTGTTTTTGGGCTTCTGCGATGGCATCCAGCTCTTGCTCCAGCAGTGTCTTCTGCTCTGAGAGTGATTTGATCTTGGACTGGAGCACGTCAACGGGCATATCGCCAACAGTGTACAGATCCATCAGCTTGCTGATCTGGCTCTCAATCTTTGTTATCTCTGCCTGTATAATCTGTGGTCTATCGTCTTGAGGCTGGGCATCGGCAACTGCGCAAATGTAGTTAGGATCAATCGCAAGTTTCCTGATTTCCCCAAAGATCAGGTTGTCCAGATCGTCCATCCTCCACCTTTTATTCATGCAGTTAGGATCTTTGATCAGGTGCTCAAAACGTCCAATTCTGGAATTACATACGTAGTGTGCGTATTTGTATTTCTGCCCGCTCTTCCTGTTGTAAGCAATGGTTGATACTTTTCCCATCTTAGCACCGCACTTGCCGCAGATCAGATATCCAGCAAGATAAGAGTTGGCTTTCCCGATTCTGCGGTTGTATTTCTTGTGTTCCTCAGATCTCCGTTTCCTGATCTCCTGTACACGGTCGAATTGATCCACGTCTATGATCGCCTCGTGATTGCCTTTATACCACTAGATCGGAAGAGCA